CAGGTCTGTCGAAATTTCCGGAACCGTATATTTGTTGGGAAGCCCCGGAAACGTAATTGATTTAAATGGAATGTTTGCCATCAGTCACCACTCCTTTCTACTGTGATATTGCCGTCATTGTTCTCGTCCGTGAAGGTCATGTCGCTGACGATCTCAACGTCATTCTGCGCGTTCCGCTCGCCGGCCTTCTGCCCGAGCGCGTATGAAATCATATCCATTACCATTCCCTCCACTGATTGCCGTCAAGGTCGAACACATAGAGCTTGCTTGTGTCCATCTCGATGAGCTTCGAGCCGTTGTCCACATTTGTCGGCTTTGTGTCTGTCGAAAGGCAGGTGCCTTCCTTGTAGATTCTCACTGAATCATCAACGTTCTTCCGTCCGCCGATGAGCTGTTCTTTATCCCATGTAATCATGTGTATTCTCCTTTAACCGATGGTGATGACAATATTCCCGTCGCCGTCCGGATCCGTGTAGGACGGCATCCTGTCCACAATGGCCTGCGTGATCGCTTCGTTGATGATAATGAGCGTTGCGGAGTCCACCGCTGCCGATGTGATATCGTTCGTCTTGCCGACGTATGCGGTGAACTGCCCGGACTTCATTACGGTTTCGCCGTCCACCATGATGAGCTGACAGACCTTTTCCCCTCCCACGCCAAGCATATTGCTCGCAAGGGTGAGCGACAGCATCGTGGAACCGTCCGGCATGGTGGTCTTGGTCATGGCTCCGCAGTCCACTTCACCGATAATGAGGCTCACCGTGTAATCCGCGATATCATCCTGCGTGCGGATGACAAATGTGCGGGCATCGTTCTCGCCTTCGAAGCCGATGAGCGCGTTCTGTGCGTCACGTCCGAGAGGTCTCACAATGGAATTCTGCATTATAAAAACATTCATTGATGCTCCCCCTTACGCCGTCCGCTTCCACATGTACACGGTGAGATACGGCGGCATGTTATTGTGTGCCGCACCGCTTCCGGTATAAGATGACTTGCCGCCGTTCGCATCGCTTGAGTTGCCGTTGAGCTGGTAATGGCAGTCATCCCACGATGTGTTTTCTCTGTCGTACCTTGCGACCGTATGCTGATAGTCCGGGGACGTCGTGCCCTTGTTCATACTGATGACGAAATGATTATGTCTCGGCATCTGATTAGTCGTGAGCGATACTGTCTCGCTTCCGCCAGTCGTGCCGATTGCATGGCTGGAATCTGCCGCAAAGAGGAACCGCCCCTGGATGCGCTCCCATGTCCCGCCGATGAGCGCGTTCGGGTCGATGGATGCGCTCGCATACTGCACGATGGAGCCGACCGGAAAAATGATGTTCCGAACATCGCCGATTGCGATTGCCTCGGCCTCTTCCTGTGCGGTGATTGCCGCCTGAGCCGCCTGAGCCGCCGAAGATGCCGATAATTCCGCCGACGAGACTGCCGAAGCAACGTCCGCAGCGAGTGCGGCGATGCCTTCGATGACCGTTCCGGAGATGGTCGACGACGCGGGCGATTCCTGCACGATGAAGCGTGCGTTTGCCGTTCCGCGTACCTCGCTTCCCTGGATGATGACGAGTTCGAGCGTGCCCTCACCCGCCGCGGCAGTCATCTGCCTGTTGCTGTCAAGCCGTATCGACGCGAATCCGTCAACGGCAGAAGTGACCTCGCCGATGCCAATGTATTCATTATTATCCGGCTTTAAGAGATTAAACAGGACGATGCAGTCGGTCAGGTCGAAGACTTCGGACCCGTTCCGGATCTCGAAGTCAAGCGTATAGCCCTTGTCGTTCTGCTTGACGTAGACCGCCGGGGATGCCGTTCCCGTAGCGGTATTTAAAATGTATCTACCCATAGTTGACCCCTTTAATCCTCGTTAATGGTAAAATCAACAGAAACAGTGTCGTCGCATTGCGATTCGGTCGACTTAGCGACTCTTGCCGTGAGATGGATTTCGAGCGATTCATCGACAAGTAGGACCGTGTCACCGACACGAAGGTCGATGCCCGTGTCGAGCAGTTCCGTCGAGTAGGTCTTCTTCATGTGCCCGCGTTCCTTCAGTTCCTTAATGGACTGCTGCAGGAGCTCGTTCTGGTCTTTGGTGTCACTCTGAAAATCCACGACTACTTCGCCCGCGCCGGTCTTCTCCGTTGCAAAATAGCGGTTCCACACCTTCTGCGCCGACCTGCTGTAAAGCCTCTTTCCCTTGACGTACATGTCGCCGTCATCGTACACGATACCCTCAAGCGTGATCGCGTCCGCGCTGTCGGCAGTCACCGGATACCATGTGTAATCCGATGCCTTTGCGGAGCATGTCGAGGATGACTTGCCAACCGCAATGCCAATGTAACGCTTTCCGATTGGGTTCGCGCTCATGCTCGAGCCATTCGCATACTGGCTGTAGCGGATCCATGTGTAGTTGCCCGATGATCGCTGTATCGCCGCTCCCGAGTAAGAGCCGTTCGATTTGATTTGCGTCCATGTATAATCCGCCTGATCGGACGACTTCTCTTGCGTCTTCTTATCGTAAGCAATGCCGATGTATGCCCTTGATGACGGCGTGTTCGCCATCTCGGAGCCGTCAGAACTGTTAGACCACTTCACCCAGAGATATTTTCCGCTTTTTAGCTGATACCCTGTCGACGATGACGGAGTGCCACCCGTCGGCACAATTGCCGAAGCGAAGTCAAGCATGGATTTACTGATTTTCAGCGGTCTGATTTCATGCCCGACCCGAAGCGGTTTGTCAAGGATCCGCCCGCGCTTTTTGTGGAAATTGTAATACATGCCGACAATCCGAAGGCTGTCGATGTCGAAGGTGTATGACAGTTCCATGCCGAACGCCGAAGCAATGGCAAGGTAGCGTTCTGCCGCCGGTTGCGCGCTGTCGAATACGAGCTTGAGCTTTGCGCCGTTCGATTCGTCTACGCCCATCTTAAAGCCCGAGCCCGTGTCCATCTTCGACATGTATTCTTTTAATGTCATGGCGTAAGGTGCTTCGTAGGCGTCCAGAATCTCGTTAATGTTATCGAGTCCCGCAGACTCGCCCGAAACCCAGCAGGTGCAGTCTTCCGTGTCGTTCTCGGATTCAAGAATCGTATAGCACTCATATTTCCCGCCGTTCTTTGTGTTCGCCCGCAGGATGTACCCGCCTGCGTCGCTGAGCCGGTCAATGAGCGCATATTCGCTTGACTTGTAACACACACTGCACTCGAAGATATCCGAGCCGTATGCGAGCTCTGAGGTCTTGAGGTCGCCTTCGATTCGAAGTCCGTCTTTCAGCTTATCGCCCGCCACCCGAAGGATATTCATGTATTTGTCCGTAAAATACAAAATCATAAGTACGCCTCTCGATAGACCATAGTAATTTTCGGCGCTTTTTTCTTCGTGTCACGGATGATGTTGATGCCGATATTGTTCTCGCCGTTCACGAGGTCCATGCCGTCCCACTGGTTCATGATGTCTCCCAGCCCCGGTTCGGAAATGCCGTTCACTGTAATTTCCGCCGCACCGCAGTCAATCACGACTTCATCACCGCTTTTTATAACGTTTGAAACGGCTTTTGCGCTTGACGCCGAGTGTTCCACGAATCGGACGTACCGGACCGCGTTCCGCTTAAGGACCGGCGACCCCGTATAATCCATCACGTATACCGTCATGTGCGTTGGCGTGAGCGTGCTGTTCGTTCCGCTCGCCGAGTACGTATAAGACTCATTTCCGAGCCTTAACGTATACACGCCGCCGAAGCGCATGAGCGAGCATCGCAGACTGTTCTCTCCGAATACCGGATTGTCTGCCGTCGCCGGCATAATAATGGTGTCCGCCTTTTCATCGCCGATATACACGGAGATTTCAAGACGGTTCGTGCCAATTGCCGACTTCTGGATGACGAGACCGCAAATCTTCACTGTAGATTCGACGGTCGTCGTCTGATCCTCGTCGTCTGTCGTTGTTGTGGTCTCTGTTCCGTAGATTGTGAACGCCTGCGCCCCGCGCTCGCTTGTCTGTTCTGCGTAAATCCTGGATTCGAAATCCATCTCGAAGTTTGAGCGTTTCAGGCTGAGGTCGTACTGCATAGCCCCGCCGTGGAGCTGATACAATGCGTCACTTCTATCGTTCGTGATGTCTGTTATATCTTTAACGCTTCCATCGTCATCGTGTTCAACAAGTGATATGTCGCTTGCCGAGGCTGATGTTTCGTTCGATAACAGCGCAAATACATGTCTTGACCTGTGCGGAATGAGCCATTGTTCACCGTTGATAGTCTCCGTGTCGTAATACCACACGTCTTCCATGCCGTCCCAGAACTCCATGGTGTTGCCAAGCGGCGGCAACGGATCGCAATCACCAAATACCCCAGTCACGTCCGAAATGTAAGTCTTAAGAGTTCGCCAATCCATCAGCGGGCCCATAACTTTCCACTTCTTCGACGATGTCTTGGTGTCGAATATTACGCGCCCCTGACCGCCTTTGCTCTTAGTTGTGTCGTAGCTCATACCGCAGGTGATGCGCGCCGTATCCTTCAGGAACTCGATAAATCCGATATCGCCGTGAGCGAAAATCCTGAACTTCGGAGGATTTGGAACAGTGCCCTTGTAGATGGTCTTGATTGCGCCGTCCTTTTCCGTCACTTCATATTCTTTGACGGAATACTTAAATGGGTCGGCGCAGTAGAACTCGATTTCTCCCTTAGTTGTGAGAACGCCTTCCTTTGGCGGTTTGAGCGCCTGCCGCGTGCCGATAAAGAACTTGTCCGATTCATCGTTGAAGATGAGCGTCGCCTCTTCGGCGTCAAGGATGTGATTGAGCCTGTTGAACTTAGCCATGAGCTCGGTCGCATTCTTTGCCGACATCTGATAATTCACTGTGATGACCCTCGGCAAATGCCGGCGCGAACGATATCTCGCACCGTGCCTTGCCTTGGTCTCTATGGCGTCAATCTCAGATTCGAGAGCTTCCCGCCCCGTGACATTCAATGTCCGGTAGCCGTCGATTTCGTTCTCAAGAAAAACGCCGTTAAAATTGAGCGCCTCGGACGGAAGCTCCGCCCGAAGTGCCCTTTCGATTGTGTCTGTAAATCTGTATAAAGCCATATAATGTCCTCACATCGACTTTATTATGCGTAAGCAACTCTTAACCG